ACCAGTATTTAATTCTAACATATTATCACTAACAGTTGTATTTGTAGTTGCCACAGTAGTTGTAGTACCGTTAACAATTAGATTTCCTGATAATGTTAAGTTTACACCAGTTGCAGTACCAGTTAATGATGGACTAGCAAGAGGTGCTTTTGTAGCGAGTTGAGTTGCAACCGAATCAGAACCAATACTTGCAAGAGTATTTAATTCGTTTGTTGAGATTGTTGCACCATCTAAAATTTCTAATTCTGCTTCATTGATTGCAGCTGAACCGATTGTGAAACCAGCAGCGGTTACAGTACCAGAAGCAGTTAATGCGTTAGTACTTAAAGTTGTGCCATCGAATGTTAATGTTGATTCAGCATTGATTGATCCAGTTGTACCTGTATCAGTTAAAACTCTATTGCTTGCACTATTTGAAATAGTATTACCTAATGTAGATACTAATGCCTTTTTTAATGCAGTATTACTGGCGTCATAGATGAGAACATGGTCAGCAGCAACAGCAGTCACCTCGGTTTGACCTGTGATTAGTTCACTAGTTAATTGAGCAGAACCGATAGAATTAGGATCAGGTATAACACGAGCAGTTTCCCTATCTCTATTAATAACAACAATGTTATTTGTACCAGAAACAGGTGCAGCCGTAAATGTTATTCTTCTAGGGTTGCCTGAACTGTCATTACCTACTGTATAAGCAGTTGTAGGTTCTTGCCATACATCTTCTACATATACACTTAGTGAATTAAATCCACCTGAAGGTATATCAAAAGTCATGTCAAAGTTTACTGAACTTCCGTCGCCACTAAATCTATCTTTAGTTGCTACTGGAGCAAAACTTCTAGCCGGTGATGGTCCTGTATAATTACCCATTATTCTCTCTCTTAGTTAACATCCTCAAGAATTGATAGTATAGCGTCAACGCTACTAGCGTTTGAAGCATATACTTTAACGACATCTGCTGCCTCTGCTACTATCTTTTGTCCTGATATAACTTTTAAAGTTGAACCAGCAGGTATCGGTACATTTTTTACTAAATGAATGTCTGTACTTCCTCCGTGAGATAGAATAGCGGTTACAGTTTGTGAAGCGTTTGAAGTATTACAGAAATCCAATTCAATTAAAATACTTGCCTTTGCACTTGGCACAGTATATAATGTAGTTGGAGACCCTGAAGTACCACTAATTCCTGATGAAAAACCTTTTTTAAATGTATTAGCCATTGTTATTCCTATTTATATTATCCTAAAGCAACCGCCATAGCGATTGAAAAAGCTTTTGTTGCAATATTGGAATCTGCTAAGTCAGAGGTACTAACACCTGTCGTTAACAAAGTTCCTGTACTGTTTGGTAGTGTTAATGTATTGTCTTGTGTTGCGTTAGTCGTAACCAAAGTAGTTTCGTGAGCGTCAACACCAGTACCTTCAAAGATAACACTAGTTCCAAGATACAGATTTCTCCATGATTGCGTGTCTTGCCCTAAATCAAAACTATTGTGTGTATTAGGGATCATATTTGAGTTTACATCTGCATTGAATGTAATATTATCCGTTGCAGCGTCACCCATTGTAATATTGCCAGAGGCAATAATGTTTCCGGTTACATTAATGCCCGTTGACTGTACGGAAAGTATCTGACTTCCTCCTACAGTAATATCGACTTGGTCTGCAGCGCCAAAAAATATACCAGTGTTTGTATCGCCAGTATTTGTTATTGAAGGTGCCGAGGCAGACCCATCAGGAAAACTTGCAATACCTGTAAACACAGGATTCGCTGAAGTAGCACTACTAGTATTTAGGGCAACAACCGCTTCAATCACATCCGTTGCGGATGCAATCATTCCCGAAGCGCCGGTTACACTTGTAATATCACCTACATCTACAGCGAGTTCATTAAACTCGACTCTAAACTGTTCTAGAGTATTTGATGTGGTTACATTTCTGTCAGCCATTTTCTTTTCCTAATAAATTTTTAATATCTTTTAATTCTTCTCTTAATTCGTTTATCTCTCTTACAAGTTCTCTAACTGTTTGTCTTTCAGTTTTTCTCATCATAACTTTTCTCATATAAACATCATAACCATCTTTATCAGTATTTACAACACCTTTAGTTTTTGTATCTTTAATTAAATCACTATGTCCTTCTACTTTTAATATGCTCATTAGACAGCCAACGCAATACCTCTCAAGTCTTTTATTCTAGGTGCAATCGCACTATTAGTTCCAGTAAGCACTATCTTTAATTGAAATGAAGTAAATTCTTCTATATCACTTGCACTAAATTTATACTCTTTAAATGTAGCGTCATCTTCAGCTTTAGTGACCGTTGTATCTTCTACACCAGTTGTATTAAATGGTGTAAAGGCAATATCTTGTAATCGTCTTGTCTCACTTGGTCCAGTTGCTCTGAAAAATACTTTCATTTCTGAATCGTTCTGAACATTTCCACTTATACGAATATCTAAAGCAGTTGACGGATTATCTAAGTTAATAGATTTAGTTAAATACTTAGCAGCCGCACTAGTTTGTTTTGAATTTGTTTCAGCAACAAAATCAGGTGTTGTACCGCTTACAGGATTATTTATTCTATTTTTGGTTACGAACACACTCATTGATTCTGTATCAATTATAGGAGATAAATTATCTTTAGTTGTTGATAAAGAATGTATTGTCCAGAAAGACTTATTACCACTCATTTCATTTGTTTCATTTATAGATGAAGGAATAGTTTGAGGTGCATTGAAATAAATATTATCTCCTATAGGTGCATCCTCAGCGTCAGTTGAAGCAGTTAAAGTATATGCAGTTTGTGATCCATCAACCGATTTACCAGTAGTAGTTCTAATCTTAGTAGTAAGTGTTGTTTCAGGTAGTGTTATAGTAGGAATAAATAACTGACAGTTATCTAAATGTCTATCTTGAGTAGCAATAACAGCAGAACCGCCAGCAACACCAGTTGCGTTTGCATTTGTAGAAAGTGTAATATCGTAAGTATCAAGTGTAATATTTGAAATACTTGTATGTGTTGTATTAAATTCACTCGCAGGTATATTGTTAAGAGTTGATCCTACACCCGATATGGTTACATTTGCACTTGTACTATGCATACCATGATTAGGATGTGATACTCTTACTACGGCAGAACCACTAGTTGTCTTAAATGGATTTGCAGCAAGTGTTCTATTTTGAACATCATCATTGACAATAGTAACCTCACCAGTTTTAGTTGTATCAAATTTAGCACGATTAAGTGTGAATTTTAAATCTTGTTCCTGACTTGCACTCCAAGTAGAACCATTTTGTGATTTAAATAATACACCAGTTGATGGTTGTTTAGAAACTAATCTACCACTTGATAATGCTTTCTCACCAGTTTGAGCAACATATACTGTATAATCAGTAGTGTTTGCCATTAAAACTATAGCGTGTTCTACTTGCTCTGAAACATAAATCGGTGCGTCAAAAGTAAATCTAGTTGCAGTTGTACCATCAGTAGAAACATTTACAGCACTTGGATTTATTGTTTTAGTTGCAAGTGGTATTATTCTACTTGTAGGATACCCATTTGCTACTGGTCTTATTTGACAGGTTACAGGTATATTTGATGACTTAGTTGCAAAGAATACATCTATTGATGTTATAAAGGCACCACCAGAATTAGGAACTTGAAATGTTTGAGCAAGAGGATCTATACCACCAAAGTTAAAATTAAAGTTGAATGTAGATGTAGTATTAGTTTGTGTTCTAACTCTATCTTCATTAACTTGAGTTCTTACTACTTGTCCTTCTCTAGTTGATACAACCAATTCTTGTTTAGTTTCAAGTAAACCAGAAGCAGTATAACTAGCCTGTGCTGAAGTATCTACATCAGCCGCAGTTGATGAATTTGTACTAGAAGATGTTAGTTTAAACACTCTTTCACCTGTACGCCATCTAGGATTAGAATTAACTTTAGGATCAGGGATTGCGAAGGTACCGGTTACAGCACCGTTAGCGTCTGTAAGTAAAGAACCACCAAGCGATCCAGCATTCGGGGTGACATATGAGGTAATAGCAAGATCATCAAAGAAAGGATAAACTCTAGTACTTGGTCTCAAACCAGTTGCAGTAAATGTCACCGTTCTTGATCTTACAAAAGGAATAAAGGCAACATTTATAACTCTATCACCATGACTTCTAGATACTGTTCTAGGAACTAAAGAAGTTCTTATTCCTGTTCTTCGTTGTCCTACTCTTGTTGTTGTGGTAGTATTAGTTGTTAAAAATCCTAAAAATCCTGTGCCAGGCGTTGTGGTGACCGTTGGTACACCAGTCCAAGAATTTTGCCATTCATTCCATACTGTACCTAATGAATTTTGTACATTAGGATTATTTTGCATAGTAGCAAAGTTATCAGCACCTTGCACCACTAAATCAGGCGCTCTTTCCACTTCTTTCCACTCATCTCTAGAAGGACTTAATGCCACTTGACCAACAAATTTAACAACATCAAATGGATTAATGTTTTCAGTTTGTGTAGCAAAAGGTTGTGTTATTTCTGCCTCTTCAGTATAATCTAGTGTTATGAAATCTCCACTTTTCTTATAATTAGAATTTGATCTTGTTGTATCGGTTGCTGTTGCACCATTTGAATCTGTCTCTATTAATTTAACAGCGTCTGTAAAGTGTGTAGGTCTTGCCTCGCCTGCTGCCATATCCATAGCAATATTATAATCATCATTTTGTACATCACCAACATCGTGGCCAGTAAAGTTATCTACAATAAATCCATTTTTAAATCTATCAAATCCATCAGCGTCTTGTATTTGTAAATTTTCTGCAGCTGTTTCTAGTAAAGAAAGTTGAGTATAGTATTCAACATTTTCTATTCTTCTTTCAAGTTTACCGATATCTCTCATAGTATATCGTCTGTTATCTTGAGCAAATAATTTTACATCAGCAGGATCAAAAGTATATGCAGGAATCTCTAATGTATATAAATGCATAGCGTCATCTATATTACCAGGTACTCTAGGTAATGTTGAAGGTGCACCTTTTAATATATTGAAGTCTCCATCTTTAGTTAAGAATATTTTATCAATTCTATTTAAATAGTGTTCTAAGTCGGCAGTAATAAGAGTTCCAAATTTAGGCACATCAATCGCAGCAGCGCCAGTGCCATCAAATTCTCTATCGTTGCCACCAGAGTTAATTGTTGAATCGTCATCTACTCTAGGTCTAAAGTCTAAACAATCTCTTAGTTTAAATGTTTGACCAGTTGTATCTGAAATATATTCAGGAATAGTTTCGTATTGTGCTGAAGGATAACTATCAACACTAAAGTATTCACCAGATCCATGAGAATAAAAACTATATGTAATTAATAATCTACCAGTAATTGTAATAGCATTTTCTTTTTTAATCAATCTTCCTATATCATAGAAGTTATCTCTTTGTCCTGTATCGAGTGTAAATCTATCGGTAACATCTGTATCACCAGTTGTTGCATTTGTACTAAAGTCAGCGGCCATATGAACACTTGTAAGTGTATGAACATCTGCTTTACCGATACTAATAACATCGCCTTGACAAAGTGCTTGTGTATCAATCTGTTTTGTTTGTGCTGTATTATCTGTTTTACTTTTTTGACCGGCAGTACTTCTAGCAATCGAAGTGATTACTTTCACTTTAGCAGAACCATATCCGGAACCTAAGGCAATCGTTAATGTACCACCACTTGTACCAGATAATTCACTTGAAGTTAGTTGAATTAAATCACCGACAGAACCAGTACCCGGTGCAGTTTCTAAACTAAGAACATAATCAACATCAGCGGCAGATAAGAATGTCTCACCAGAACCAGCAGATAGTGAAATTGAACCAGAAGATAAGTTACCTATAAATGTTCTTCTTACTGTATAACTTGTATCTGTTTGTAAACTGTTTGAAGTTGTTAATAATGTTTTAATAGGTGTATATGGTAATTTAAATATCGGTGTATTTTTAGTTGCCTCATTTACTTTTGCTCTATTTCTAGTTGCTACTTTAGAAGTTGCAACACCAGAACCACCAACAGCGGCAGAAATTTCTAATTTAGTATCACTCTCTATACTTTCTACAATTTTTGTAATTGTTGAACCAGCATTATCAATAAATGTAATTTGATCGCCGATAACTAATTCAGTTTGAAAATTAGTACCAGAACCAGTAACCGCAGTACCAGAATTTGCAATCGAAATATTTCCTGTTAATGCAAGTCTTGAACCGTATGTTGCAGATAAATCAGCGTCAGCGGTAAAATCTTCATTTTCAGTATCACTATAAAGTTGTTTTACAGAAGCAATATTTCTAGTTGTAATTCCTTTACGACCGAAAGCACTAAATTGAATTGTTGCAGTATAAGTTGAAGTTGCACCAGTTATTACTTCATTTTCTGTAAATGCACCTTGAACATTTGAAAGTTGTACTGTATCATGTTTTGCAGTTGCACCCGAACCAGAATATGTTTGTGAAGAGCCTACAGCAGTCGGTGTGCCTCCAGAACTTGCGTCTGAAAATACTTTAAAAGTTGTACTAGTAGGATCTTTAACTGTAAAGTTTCCGTTAATGTCAGTCATACCAGAAACACCTGCAATCTTAACCACTTGACCTTCTTTAAATGAATGACCACCTGAGCAAGTAACCACAACAGGAGTAGCAGTTGTAGCACCAGTTATAGTTGCAGATTTTTCAGTTGATATACTTTCAACAATAGCAGTTGCACCAGAAGTGCCACCAGTTATCTTTTCACCAGTTGTAAACCCAGAAGCATTACTAATTGTACCATCAACCTCGATAGTAGTAAACATTTCTACATCAAATAGATATGCTTTAAATACACTTGTCTGAGCAAATACTTTACTTGTTGCTGTTCCAGCAGCGTGTTCGAATCCTCTTATTCTTGCACGACCAATTTCAGAGTCAGAAACAGTTGACTTAGCACCAGGAGTACTAGTCAATTCACTCATTAAACTTACTGTACGATAAGGTTTTACATCTGAAGCATTTGAACCGGTTACAACACCCATATCAGGAAGACTATGTACATTATTTACATGAACAAAGTTTCCTAAATCAAATTGGGTTACATTATTATTAACAGTTGTGAAATCTCTTGCCTTATCAATATCTAAAATGTTTTGAGCAATACGATCTATTTCATAACCTTTAACATATGCTTTACCAGGAGACATTAGTCCCGCTAACATAGCAGTTGAAGCGGTATTACCTTTATCAGTTGTTGAACTATTAGAATAAATTCCTCTATTATTGCCAGTTAGTACACTCTCTCTTAATTCAAGATCAAAGTCTCTAACAGTATAATCACCAGACTCGTCAAAGGTTCTTCTTGCCAATGTATCTTCAATGACATTAAATTCTGTAGCACGAACTTGTTTTACTAAAATTCCGTTTACAATTCGTGCTAATTCAATAAATGAAGTATCTGTGGTTGCAGTAAGTGCCAATTTAGATAAAGTAAGGGTAATTTTTAATCTATGGGCACCAGGAGCATTTTCATTTGAAGAACCAGCAGCATTATCATTTAGGTTACCATCTTCAGTAGGTGTATTTGTTATTTCATTAACAGTAAGACCTATTCTATAAGAAGGTGTATTTGTATATTTGTCTAGTAGTAAAGTTTGTGCTTCGTTTTGTACAAAAAATCCTCTTGTATAAAAAACTCCTGCTTCTATTTGAGTAGCAGAACCTGTATGACTAGAGGTAACACCACAAGAGATTGAAGTATTTACTCCACTAATTGATATTGTTGCACTAATTGTTTCACCATTAGAGAATCTTGATGTAGTATTATTAGAACCTGAATTTATGTATTTAACAAATATTGTATTGGGGTCAGTACCGTCAGTTGCAAAGGTATTTACAACAGTTGCTTGAACACCAGAAGTACCACCAGTAAATGTACCTCCGATTAAATTTGTGATATCAGCAGTACCAGAAAGTGAAGAAAGTTTTACAGATTCATATTCTGTATTAAGAGAAATTTGACCAGGTATAACCATAGCACCTTCTTTGAAGATGTTATTACCAAATCTTTCAATTTGATTTTGTAAAATAGTTTGTGCTTGGGTTAACTCTCTTGCCTGAACAGCATAAGAAGGTCTGAATAAGACTCTGTGATAGTTATTACTGTCAGCGTAATCGTCATAATATGGGCTGACATTAAAATCTGTTAAGGTTGCCATTTATATCTTTCTAGAATTCAATAATTAATTTAATATTTTCTGTCTGGTCAGAAGCACGGGAAATCGGCGACCTGTGTTCTACATAGATTATATCTCCTGAATCAGGTTGTATTTCAGGATTAGAATAACCGGAAGAGAATACAACAGCATTCACAGTTGCACTTGAACCAGTATCTGGAGTTGCAGTTGCACTTGAACTTTGTCCTGTTATTACATTGTTACCACTAAATGCAGTTAAATTTCCATTTGCGTCTGTACCATAATCTGGGAATCTAGTTTGACAATAGTATAAAATTTTATTGTCAGAGTCCCAAGATACTACACGACCAACAGCACCAGTAGTTGCTTGATTTATTTCTTCATCAATCGTAAATGTACCTGGTGTAGGAGATGAAGCAATTTTAATTGCCTTAGCACCTCTTAATGTAGTACCAGATGAAACAGTTGAAGTACCAAAGTTTGTTGGGTCTCTTACGATACCTACTGTTCTGAAATCGTTTGTTGCAAGAATATCGGAAGTACCTTCACTACCAGTTAAATCTGTATTCATCATTACGAAGAAACCACCTAATTCTTTTACGGAGTCTTTACCGTGACCACCCTTAGGTGGAATAATTACATTTAAGTTTGCACCAGTTCCGTTACCTCCGGCATTTGTTGCAGCAATTAAATCTGCATTACGAATATATGCATATGTATAGTTAGTACCAGCAGTTGTGATTGTAACCGCACTTACTGTACCAGATGAAAGAGTTACCGAAGCAACACCACCAGAACCATCACCACGAATAGGAACAGCAGTAATTGTTCCTGAAGTACCTCCGCCACTTACATCATAAGAAGAACCACCAGCAGCGATTAGAACTGTATCTAATGCACCGTTAACAGCCGCAGCTGCTACAGTTGAGTTTGTTGATACAGGCATGAAGTCAGTTGATACAAAGTTTGTAACCTGTGTTGTACTTAGTGAATACATATATTTCCATCTGTATCCGTCAGCAGTTGAGAATATAGAATTTGAAGTAGAAGTTGGTTCACTAGTTGAAGCAGTTGCACCATCATTTTCAATGACTTTGTAAACATTATTAGCAGAATTAATTACATAGATACTTGCGTCAAATATATTTGTTGCACCACTATTTGAGGTATTTGAAGCACTTATATTATGTTCGTACATATCATAAGTTGTGCCAGTTGTCCATGTTCTTTTGGGAATAACTTGAGAAACATCTGAAGAAGCGACCTTTTTAAGTCCAAGAATTTCATCATAGTTGTAGAATTCTGATACTACATCATCATTTGGTGTAGGTGGTACAGAGTCAGTTCCTTCTACTATTGAATTTCCTTGAACATCTACATCTGTTTGCCAAGTAGATGATCTACCGATAAACAAGTAATATGCAGTTGCCGCTGATTCCGAGAAAGACTCAACGAACTGTTCCGCATTGTTTAATCTAAATTTTGAAGTGATTATTGCAGCCATTATTTTTTCCTATTTAACTATTTATACAAACTTAATTAAGGTTTACCTGTTATTTATCCTCTAATGTAAGTCTGTCCAAGCAGTACCATTGTACACTTGTGCTTTGTTTGTTGCGGTTAAGTAAATCATCATTCCAGCAGCAGGAGAACCGAGAGCAGTATCTCTAGCACTTGTAGTTGCATAAACAGGAAGTTGAAGATGAGTAGCAGCAACGGTTTCAAGATTACTATAAGATAATTGTCCTGATCCGTCTGTTTTTAAAACTTGATTAGCAGAACCGTCTGCTTGTGGCCAAGATTGACCATCTAATACGACAGAACCTGAACCATTAGGTGTGATAACGATATTGTTATTACTTGCTGATATAATTTGTTTTGTATTAACATCTAGATTACCACCAAGTTGTGGTGTTGTATCTTCAACAATGTTATCAAGTGTTGGTGAAGCAGTAGTAAATATTGAACCATTCCAAGTTAATACATCACCTGTACTCGGTGATCCTAAACTAATTTGTAAAGCAGTACCATTACCTAATGCAGTATATAACTCATTAAAGTTATCATTTACTATATCACCACCAGCACGAAGAGTAGTACCTCCTCCATCGTTTGCAGTTGAACCTAAATTTATTGATTGTTTTGCCATATAAACTATTTATACGATTAAGATAGATCGTCCTCATCAAAAGTTGTGTTTGAACTGTCAAAAGTTCTAGTAGTTGAAGAGAAATCCCCTACTGTATTGGAAAACTCGATTGGGAACGCAATATTCGTCTTTAAATTTCTACTATTATTCGTAGGATCTTCTAATTCTGCTAATGTTAATGTAGTACCATTCAAAGAACTATCTAACATTCCTGATAATTTATAGTTTCCCCATTGTGCTACAGGCACACCTGTACCTGTATTATAAGGTCCTGAATACAATCCAAATTGAAATGCATTTTTCAGTCTAGGTCCAGCATATGCGTATCCATGTTTTCTGACTTGACCTCGTATTTTGAAACCAAAATCTTCAGAATCACCTACTATCTTTATGGTCACTTTTCTATTTACGGTGACATCTCTTGTATTCGCAGTATGTGTATCTCTATTATCATTACCCACAGCAGGATTTGCTCTTAAACTTGTACCAGTTGATGTTCCTGCTCTTCTACCAAATACAGTTGCAAATAAGAATTTGTAAGTTGAGAATAATGGTGTGTCTTGAACGCCTGATACAATACCATCAACCGGTACAGAAATCTGACCACTTACTCTACTTTGAATTCTTACAAGACCAGATACGGCAAATCCAGATGGGTGAATTGCCTTTTTAATATAGTCTCTCCATTTAGTAATACTTTCACCTACTTTTACAACATAAGAATAATCTTGATAATATAAACTGTCTTGAACTCGTTTATCTTTTTCTGAAATAAATCCGTCTTGAGTTGTGTATTCACCAGTTGTTATAACTTTTGTATTAATAGTTGAAGTAGCAGTTGCTTGATCTACTTTTTTAATTAATACTGTTCCTGATCCAGAAAATGTTAAAGTTTGATCGGCAACAACAGCCCCACTTGCAGTTGTAAATGAAATTCTATTTGTATTTGTATCAATAGATTTTAAAGTACCTGTCGTACTACCACTACCAGTAAATGTTTCATTAGCAGAAATTGTGCCGGTTGATGTTTTAAAAACAGCATTACCTTCTAATATGACAGTTGGTGCTGATGTATAACTAATTCCTTGATCTAAAATTTTAAACTTTTTAATTCTACCTATTTGACTACCGTATGTTTTAATTACAGCACCTGAACCACTACTACTTGTTACCGTAGCGGCTGGTAAAGAATTCATTCCAAAACCTGTTCTTGTAAGTCTAACATCTGTAATATCTTTTGTTGATGATGTTCCTGATTCTTGAACCATTTTATTTCCATCATAAGGATCGCCGGCCTGTGTACCATCTTCTAAAATAATATGACTTTCTGTTTCGGTTGTAGATGTACTTCCTTCATTTAAATTAAATCCTCCGTTTACAACAGCAACAACCGCTTCAGCACTTGCACCACCAGAATTTGTATAATTGAAACTAATTGTATCACCCACAACATAATTTGCACCACCGTCTGAAACAATAATTTCATCAAGACCACCTGATCCCACTTCTTCAATTAACGCAGTAGCACCTGAACCACTACCGCCAGATAAAGTGACCGAACTATCAGTAGTATATAAGTGTCCGTCATTTACGATATTAACATTTTCTAATATCTTTTTAATTGTGCCTTTTGCGACCTTTGTTTCGTCTATATTATCAACACCTGTTATTGTTGCATTTTCTAAAAATGTTCCTGATATTGTTTCGGCATTCAATTCTAATTCGTATAAGAATATACCACCAATACCAAAAGCGGTAACATTTTCTACTAAGGCACTTGCAGTATTAGTCCCACTTACCATTGTAATATTTTTACCTGTAAGATTTAATACATTACCTGAAGTTTGTAAAACTCTTAAAACACTTTTACTTGAAAATTTACCGATAGATGGTTTTAATAAGTCTCTATTAGGATAATAGATATCAGGAGTTTCATTGAATAACATTTGAAAGAAAAGTTTGTTTGCTTTTGCAGTACCTTTGGCACGATACAAACCTTTAATATTTTTCATCGCCTTTCTTTTGTCAACATCTGTAAATAAATTTTCAGTTATACCTGACATAAAAGATTTTCTCATATTAGATAAGAAATCAAATAATGTTTTATCAGAATCTGATAAGTTTAAAAACTGTTGAATATTTTGTACAGGATTACCTCTATATTTACTGACCTTTGCAGTTGCACCAGAAGTTGCTCCTGTAATTGTTTCGCCAGTTTTAAATCTTGAGTTTGCAGATATGAATAGTTTTGAATTTGAAATATCAGGACTTAGAATAGTTGAAGTTGCACCCGTAGTTTGACCTGTAATAATTTCACCTAAAGTAAATGCAGAAGCGAAACTATTACTTTCTAGTAAAGGTACTGAACCATCTTCATTTATTATTCTACCAGTTAATGTTGTGTTTTCAGTTTCTAATAATATTTCATCCTGTTCAGAAATATCTGTAACCTGCATTTCGGCAGATTCCATAAAAATAAAATATGATTTAACAAATTCAGTAAATCCTGGATGTTCTGATTGTATATACTCGGGTGATTGTTGACCTACTAGAGAAGATAGTTTTTCTTTTAAGGTGTAATAATTTTCCATTTTAGTATGATGTTGTTGTTGTGTATCCTACTCCAGATGAACTAGAACCAGACGCAATCGTATCAACCTGACCAGTAATTGAAGAGTTTGATATATCAATACTTAAAATTTGTCCTCTTACTGGTGCAACATCATTTGAACTAGGTTTTACGGTAACTCGTATCGAAGTTGAAGCGACACCATCTACATTTGAAATAGAATTTATAATTGCAGAAGCAATTTTAATTTCACCTGTAAGATAATTAACAGTACCCCAAGTATTATTGTCATATGTTTTAACACCTGATACTAAATGATACAATCGAATATTACCACTACCATCATCATTAAAAAAATATTCAGTAGTTGTATCAGTATTTAAATAAAATCCTGTTGACTGAATAACTCCAGCACCTGAATTATGTCCGGTATGAGGATTATAAATTGCATTATTAAATCCTATTGTATATGCTTGTGATACTAAAGAAGTTGTTATAGGTTTAAACAATTGATACATTTGAACAGTTGTTATATTACTTAATATAGAATTGTCCACATTATCAATCAATCCTGTCAATGCAGAATGTCTAAACACACCTACAAAATTATCTAAGTTGTCATCACTATAATTTGAAATAACAGTTTGTATTTTACTTGCAAGTGCTGTAGCATCCTCAACCGTTGAATTACTATCATATTTGAATGTAGTTTTTAAAGTAATAAAAGTTGTTTCAGGATCAGTAATTACTGGTCTAACTGAAGCGACAGCAAAATCTTCTAGTTGTGTTTGAATACTTGCTTTATCAGCACTTGTAATTGTTGTTCCGTCTTTTGCTTTAACAGATATATAAACTCGACCATATGCAGGTACAGAATTATCTTCACCACCCCATACTTGAATAGCACTTGCGGCAGGATATATTTTTTTCACTAGTGTTTTATAATCAGCAGCAGTGACCGCCCTATCTTGAGCAGAAAATTGTAAAGGTGCATTTAGTTTAACAGAAGCGATAGTTTCAGCGTTTGTACCACCAGAAGATTTTGAAATTGTTTTTGTTGTTGATGAAAACCCACCTATCGTTCCCGAAGGTGTAAATGTGTTTGCACCATTTGAAGCGTTTTTATTGGTTACAATATAAGTTAGTTTTATAATATTACCATCAGATGGTTTAAATCCGGTAACACCATCACCAAAATATATTTCAAATTGACCATCTTCAACCTCTTGACAAAAATAAACTTTACTTGTTGAGGTTACTCCTACTTGAGAACTTGCTTTTGTATATGTAAAACTTGTTGTATCTGAAACTGAATTTTGAACTAATACACCTAAAGTTGTTATATCAACATTGTTATTAGGTATAACATATCTTTGCTCTTCATTTGTATTATCAATCGTATATTCAAAAGTGACTCTAGTACCTTCATATATGTTTACATTTGAAAAAGTATAAACACCGTCAGTAGGTGTAATTGATAAATCAGAATTGGTAACATATGTGTATGAGTCACCGTCTAGAGTTGAAGTAAATTTTGTACCCGCAGGCATTGTCACCGAAGCACCTGTAGCATTAGTAAGGGTTACATCAATGATAGCAGTTGGCGAAATAGCAGATGAAGGAGTATACCCTAACATCTTTGCTAATGAAACTACACTAGAACGCAATTCAGCAGAGTCTAAGAAACTTTCATTTGCTGCCATGTTGGCATTAAATCCTAAATAGTGTGTGTTGTATGCAAGTAAATCAATAAGAACTGCCATACCAGAACCTTCAAAATCAAAATCAGCAAATTCAGTTTGATTTCGTAAGAACTGTTTTAAATTATTTTTTATCTGATCAAAGTCTAATTCAGTAACCTGTAATTTCTTTGTTTCAGTTGCACTAGTTGTTGTTGCCATTTATCTTAATCTTTCTAAAAATGTATCAATCTGTACCGGTTCAGGATGATTAACTACATAAAATTCTAACATTATATTGTAATGGTTCTGATCAGCATTTCCTCTGACAAGAACTTGAATTAATCTTACTCTTGGTTCATAATTAATTAATACTTCTTCAATCTTTTTTGCTAGGTATATTTCTGTAAGAGCTGTCATAGGTTCGAATAACAATTCTCTTATACCTGATCCTAATTCAGGGTGAAAAAATCTTTCATAATGATTTGTGTTGATTAAATTTCTAACACTTCTTTTCACAGCATTAACACCATCTATCTTTACAATATCATTTGTCACCGGATTTTTAGTAAAATTCAGATTTAAGTCTTTCCAGACCTTAGTGCTTTTACTATTGTTTGTTGAAGAAGCGTCATATGTCATACTTCTATTTATATTGGCAAGCACAGATATTTTCAATATTCTGTCTATATATCCTGAATTATAATTTAGTCTTATTGTGAATGTATAAGTTGTGTCTGAACTTACAGTAGGTGCTGTTCCTTCTATTCTATTATTAACGAGACTTAATCCTTCTGGTAAACTACCTGATACTAAAGTAGTGTAGATATATCTGAATGCCTGACCCCCTGCTGCCTTAAATTGTTCAACATAGGTAGGACTATCATCAATTAATATCTTATTCGCACCACCGAAAGGTCCTTTATCAAAATTTTGAGCAAAATTAACACTACCTGTCGGGGCGAATGATGAAAGATTATTATTTACCCAAGTTGTTTTTTCACTATTACCTGTCGTACCCGCTTCAGTTGTTAATATAGAATAACTACCGTGTATTGATTGTACTAAATCTAATAAACCTTTACTATTATCTAAAAATACTTGAGGTAATACAGATAAGTTTAAAAAGAACCCAGGACTATTGTTTGTAATTTGTTGTGCAATAGAAGATAAACTAACATTAGCGTCTAGTAGATTATCAACACCATATAATTGAGCAAGTTTAATATTAAAACCTGCAAGTGTATTATCCATATCAACATAGATTGTACTACTTGCTGATCTATGAGTATTTAAAAATAACTCTAAATCATTTGTTGCATTTTCTGTTTGTATGGGTAAGTTAATATTGAGTTTTTGTTCACTCTTTATAGAAGTGAATACATCATTATCACTAACTGTCCATAGTGGCGCTGCCATTTTTATCCTCCTGCAAATACATTAGAAGAACCGGCGGCAACCGATGTACAACCAGATATACCATCACCAACACGACCACACCCTTTACCGTTTACAAATACAGATGAACTGCCAGAGGCAATCGGTGCTGAATGAGAAGGACAAGGAACACCAGGTAATAGATGACCTGTATTATTATCACCTTGTCTAGAAACTGCTATGCCGTTTACAAATACATTACTTGAACCTTGGGCACGAGTCATACCGCTACAATGAGCAACATCCGCATCCCCTATTCTAGTTACCGCTGGCATTTGTTTCCCTTTTCATCAATTCTTTTAATTTAGAATCGAAAGTTTCTATTAGTTTGTGATCATCTTCACTATGTGGAGAATCAGGCACTTCAGGTTTGAAAATAATTACATTATCAAATTTATCAGGAATATCATTGTAATTAGAAAACTCTAAAAGATCAGTTCCTATTTTAATAATGAATTGTCCGTTCAAGACCTTTTACCTTGACCACGATATGCCTTAAATGATCTCTTCTTAGATTTATTCATTGTACTCTTAATAGGGTTTCTTCCTTGAGAAGTGCCTTTATGTGTAGGAGTGTGTCCTGAATTAATACCGTGAGACTTAGATATTTTAGCCATTACTTTTTACTTTTCTTTTTAGTTGTCTTTTTTACTACTTTTTTCTTTTTCTTAACAGTTTTTGCTGGTTTAGATGTACCAGTAAGAGTAAGAATAAATCCATTAATAGTATCATAGACTTTTTGCATAAAATTATTCATTTTTTATTCCTTTTTAATAATTAGTTCCGAAAGATATACCTTCTATTACGATTTTTTGACGAATTCCCTTGGAAACCGTTGGATTTACGATATCCACAATATATTCGTGCCTATCTAAAATCAAGTCCCAAGCAAAATTGTCTGATTCGTAAAGAATCACGCCATCATAACAAAAATCCCTCATTTTACTATTTATAAGAGTTTTTTTAGTCTAATTTTTCGCAGTTTTTCGTTAATTTTCGTCATTTTTCGCAGTTTTCTGCGATTTTTCAAGTTTTTTTCACTTTTCTTCTAACCTATTGATTCTAAAAGGAAGAAAGTTTAAAAAAAAGACAAAAATTGCTTGCAAAGGGGTCTAAAATATGATAGGATATGAGTATATTAACAAAGAAAAGAAAGAAAAATCGAATCATTATGAAAAAAAACAATAACTTACATCAAGAACTCAAATCAAAAGAAAAAGTCGCTGTTGACAATTTTCAATACAAATCTTTTTCAGAAATTTCAAAAGAATTTCAGAATTGTAAAGATGTTTTCGCTAAATTAGATTATGCTAAACAATTAAAGAAAGACGCCTACGATTATGTCTTAGATTTAGATTTAGATAAACTAATTAGAAGATTGCATAATGAAATAGTAATTAATTATTAATAGAAAGAATATGAATATGTCAAAAATAAAAAAAGATATAACCTTTGAAGTTAGTACTAAGAAAATTGAAGATTTTGCTGATTTAAATAATATAGTAGATAGTTTACTCGCTTTAACTAATGAGAAAATGACTTCTCTAATTGAAGAATATAATCAATTAGATGATGTTGATGAAATTGATACTGTCGATTTAGATTCAAAATTTACTGATCTAACAGATTATGTTAACGAATATTAATAACTAAAAAGAAAGAAAAAAATATATGAAATATAGTATGCAATACAAAAGACAATTTGAGTTTGCCAAGAAAGTGTGGGAAACTTCAACCGGTCAAAAATATAGTGGAACATTTGATGAGAAACTACAAATTGAAAGAAACATTGAATTAATTAAAAACCTAGTGAGGGCAGCATAATGAGTAATAAATTTGATACAGAAATGAATATACAAACTACAATGAGTGAGATTGAGGATAATATTGCAAAATATAATGCTTGTCTCGCCGGACAGTATTCGGGTGATGAGAATACTTACGCCGATAAAGCAGTCGAGTTAGGTGAATCAATTGGATTATCTGAAGAAGATATAATGGAGATGATATAATGTATAGATCACTTACAAATACAACCGATACAGGTATTCAACAATATATGTTCGGTAATGATAAACTTGCTCACGATAGATTTAATAATTATTCTATTGAAGAGAAAAATGCCTATATGGTTGGATATCTAGCAAGTGCTTTGAAAAATGCACACCAAAAACTTAATATAATAAAAGGAGAAAAATAATGAGTAATAAAGAAATGATGTTTGTAGCACAAGAAGCAGCAGAAATAGCAAATACTAAAGGTGCCAATTACTTTGGTGATGAAGGTGAATTGAATAATTATCTATTCGAGAATGTGATGTGCTTAACCACATCAGACCTTGATTTCAATGCTGTTGTCTCACTTGCGAGAGAGTATTGTGATGATAGTTTAGTTGAAATGCAATTTCAAGAAGATGAAAATAAAAAGTATGATGAAGAATATGCATACTTAGAAATGGTATCATAATGGATATTATAATGATTGCAGTTTATCTATTCGTAATTTTTTTATGTGGGTATTCTATTTACATTTTAAATCAGATGAAAAATATTGTGGACAAAATGACTGTTGATTTAAGTAGAATGTCCCAAATTCTAAAGAAGAGTGAAAAGTCTATAAAGTAAATGGGTATTGTTGGTTTCAGTCGGTGTGAAGGTGATTGGTGCTGGCGGGTCTTAATAGTGAGAGGTATATCTTCTTATAGAATACCTTTACCTTATCCAATATACTTAATTGTAAAAGCATTATATAAACTAAAAATAAAGAAGAAATTAGAGGAGTATAAATAACTATATGTTTCAAAACATTTGCTGGCAATTTTCTGGTGGTCATGGATTATCATCTGAAAAAGTCGATCATATTATGTCAAAAGGTCTCGCTGCCCAAGAACAGGTTGCAACCCACCAATTAGGAAATTCAAAAAAATCTGAAGATGATGATATTCGTGCCAGTCGTATTGCTTGGTTGGGTGATGAATCAGTCTTTGATTGTATAAGACCATTCGTACAGTCTGCTAACGAACAAGCAGGTTGGCGATTAGATGTACGAGAGTGTGAACTGATTCAATTTACAAAGTATGGATTAAATCAACACTATCACTGGCATATTGACGGTCAATGCGATCATCATGCCTCAAAAGTTTTTGCTACACAACAAGACTATGATAAAAAAGGTATGGCCATGCCGATTACTGAAACACAAAATCCCAATCATATCGGTTTATGTAGAAAGATTTCCGTAACCGTTAATTTATCTGACCCTAGCGATTATGATGGTGGTGATTTATGGTTAACAAAAATGCCTCAAGATTCGAGTATAAGTGAATTAGAGACATTTACGAATCCTGCTTTTCGTGATAAAGGTGCAGTCGTTGTTTTTCCATCTTGGATAAGACATAGAGTCACTCCGGTAACCAGAGGTACAAGATATAGTGCTGTTTGTTGGTTTAACGGACCACCTATTAGATAATAGACTCTGGAGCATTCTTGAAGGGAACTACACCCATATATATAAGATTAAAGAATTCTACTTACCATTGTAATAGTCAAACCATCTTTTAACTATATTAGGTACTAACCACTTTCTAGGGTACCAAACTTTTACACCATCTAATTGTTGTTGACGAGTACAACCTTTTCTTGCCCAGTACTTATAACTTGGCATTGTCTCGTTAGTTTCTTCAACAAAGAATTCAAAACTTCTTTGTCTAGATTTAGGGTCTAGATATTTAAAACCTTTCCACATAATAGAAATAGTTTTATCTTTATACAATTCTATTCTATGAAAGTCATCTAGTTTTGTATCAGCACTAAATGAACCAGGTCGTCTAGACTTAATAGTTTTTTCACCAGTGTGTCTGTTTATAACTATCTCTTTATAACCACCCCATAATATAAAAGTGTACATACGCCAAGGATGGTTGTGATAGTCAGTATAATCATTGTAAATTATATTAATTACTAAATGATTAAGTATTGGTATAAAACCAAATGGAAATATTCTAAGTATATAAAAGTATTTACCATTACTACCTTCTACTGGTGGCATGGCATTAACTTCGTGTATGAATAACCAGTTCTTGCAAAACTTTAAGAACCAAGAGTCATTCTTTTCCTGTTCGTTTATTAAGTCAACATATTTCATAATTATTTTCTAATCCTGTTTGCTGTTTACATTCTTTTAATTCTTCGTCTGTATATCTATTTAGTTTAAGTGTAAACTCTTCGTGATAGTCTTTAAGGGGTATACCACAAAGTTCATTCATTTTAAATAGTTCTTCATAACTTATTGTGTAATCAAATTTATGACCGTGTTCTTTATAAATTTCTTCCCATATATGTTTATGTGCTAAATAATAATCAAATTCATCCTGATTATATTTCATTTTAGGTCTTTGATAATTCATAAAAGGACTATCAGAATTAACAACACCAGTTTTGTTAGCAGTAATAAAAGAAATAAAATGTTCTAGTAGATTTTTTCTATACAAGAATATTGTTGTTAACGGTTGCAGTTCTTCTTTAAACTTATCGAAATCATAACCTTCATATAAGTCCCAAGGTGTAAATTTAATAACAAAAGGTGTTTTCTTTAATTCAGTAAATTGTTCTTCTCTAGATAATTTTACAAAATCAATATTAAATAATTTTTGTGATTGTTGTGTGTAAGGTAACTGTATTTTAGAATTATCAGTAAATCTCTCTTTAGAAGGATCTAATAACATACCGGGAGTTATTCTACAAAGTGTTTCACCCACATTAAATAAATTAAAATGTTTTGCAATAACTAAATTTAACCAAGTACTACCAGTTCTAACTGGAGATACAATCAAATAATTCATAATTATCTTTTATTCCTGTTTTCTGTTTACACTCCTCTTTTTCTTCTTTTGTATAGTTATTTAATTTGAGTGTAAAATTTTCGTGATACTGTTTAAGTGGCACGCCACATAATTCATCTAAGTTAAACAGTTCTTCATAAGTTATTATATGATCGAATAAATCACCATAATCTCTATAACACATTTCCCAATGTTCTTTATGTGCCTGCCAATATTGAAATTCTTTTTCTGTATATTTAAATTTTGGTCTTTGATAATTCATAAAAGGACTATCAGCATTCATAATACCGGTTTGATGAACAGCATTAAAAGAAAGAAAATGCTCTACTAAATTTTTTCTATATAAAAATATAATTGTAGGTTTTGTTTTTTTATATAAATCAAAAAAATCAAAGTTAGTAATATCTGACTCATTCGTCTCTTTAGCGTCATATAAATCCCAAGGAGTTATTTTTATAATATAGGGTTGTTTTTCACTTATTGATTTTGTTATTGTTTCACTAGATAGTTTTCGCATAGACCAATGATCTCTTACTACCTTGTTAAAATGATCACTATGAAAAAAACGATATTCATTTAAAAATCCTTCAAAAGATAATTCAGGACTTATTGTACAAAATGTCTCACCAAAGTTATATAACTTTAGATGATTTGCTAAGGCAAGATTTAACCAAGTACTACCTGATCTAACAGGTGATATGATTATAATGTTATTCATCTTGACCAAGTTTTACTTCCTATAACCATCTTATCAATTTGAGTTTCGTTAAATAACTTTATTGCCTGTTCTCTTTTACCGGCAATAGGTTCACCCATTCTATTCAATGATGTATTCAATAACACAGGCACACCAGTAAGTTTTTCAAATTCATCTAGTAGTTCGTAATAAGCAGGATTCATTTCAGGTGTCACCGTATTCGGTCTACAAGTATTGTCAATGTGGGTTACAGTAGGAATACTATCATTTTTCACTTGAGCATTATATAACATATATGGACTGTCCTCAATATCA